GAATGTACCTCGTAAAACTCCATATTGTAGTTGACCCTGTCGTTTAAATTCCAGAATCATAATGTACATGTTTTGCAAAACAATCTTTTCTGTTCGATAAGCAGCCGGACATGACAACTCCGTATTACTCGAATTTACATAATCTTTGACAAAAAGTTTAGTAACTGCATTGTCGAATCTTCCTTGTGCCTTGTAAATAGGAACAACAACCACAGGTGCTTTTGAAGGTACTTTTTCTTTTTGTTTAACTGATTTTGGTTGTCCATCATTGTATTTCTGTGTGTCAACCTCTTCGTCTGACTCTTTTAGCTTTTCAATCTCCTCTTGTATGTTTATCTTTTTCTTTTCAAGTGCTTCAACTTTTGTTATATTGCAACTCTTCTTCTTCTCCTTAGATTTTGTTGGGAAATATCGCTTGTAAACCTTGTAAGCCGCAAACGAAGTCACAAGAAAAGCAATTGTTGCAAGCACAAGTTTTCTCTTAACTTTATCTGCTTTTGTTCGTCCAAAGAAAAAGTTATTCAAACGAGTCGACAACGCAATTGGTAAATAGGCAAAAATGTATAATACGAAAAATTTCTTAATTACACCCTCTCTAGGGGGTTTTTCCGCTTCTAAAAATGAAAGTGTAGGCAAATTAAAACTGCTCTCTAATCGTGGAACTGTTCCAAATGAAAAATCGCTGCTTGTAGAAGCACGAGGTTGTGTTGAATCGAAAACTGATTTGACATTTCTAAACAACTTCGAAATCTGTTCACGCTTTGGTCTTTCCGCATTCTGAACAACGTCAGCGATATACTCCGGTGCTTCCTCAACATCTTGCATTCTCTCTCGTGTGATTTGCGCACGACGTTTGAAAACAACAGTTTCATCTCTAAAGCGTTTGTGTACATCTCTCAATTCATTACGTAAGATAGCAACAACCTCTTCATAAGAATAAATTCTATCTCCACTATGAAATTCGTAGATGTGTTCATTGGGCTGAGTTAAATCTAATTTCGACACATCAATTATGCGTGTCCCTTTGCTTAATTTTGAATATTCTTCTTTTAAGACCATCTTAAAAGAGAAATCAATACGTCGGTGGTAAGCCTCAGGACATTGCAAATAAGACAAGTCTGGTGTTTGTTTATTATCTGTTGCAATAATCAAAGCAGATTTAAACAAAGCTTGGGATTTCATTTCAATTTCAGCCACAGGCAACATATGATCATGTTCGTTATTTAAATGAATAATTGCTTGAGGAAATGGTGTTCCATGTTGAAGATGTTTTGCATCGACTTGGTTAGCATCATCACAAACGTAAATTTTCGCCCGGGAAGAAACAAAATTTTGCTCATACTGAACACCAACTGGTCGATAATACACAAACTGATCATAAGAATCAAGAGCTTCATTCATGTCAGATTCCGTATACCCTTCTAAATCAAGGATTGTTGAAATGGTATCTGCTGAAACCAACTTAATGATACGTGACTTTCCAATGCCAGCATCACCCCAAATATGGAATACGACAGGCTTCTTACGCCTACAACATCCTGCAACTGGAGATCGCTGAGCTATGGTATACATATTATTAACATGGCTCTTCAACACTAAAAATTTCTGATAATAAATTGAGCGGGAATCTATAGTAGAAGATAAGTTGATAACGTCCAATCTCAATTTGCAAATTTCAACAAAAGCTTTTTCATCTGTTGTTAATCGTGAAATCCCATCTTTGGTACTCAATTTCATCACTTGTTCTTCAATTTTTTTCAAAGTGTTTGGAATTATATCATCTAAGCTTTCTACACCTTTCACATAAGCACAGATTCGTTTGATTACTTCTTCAAGTAAACCAACTCCTCGTGATGCCAAAGGTAAGTCTTTACATGAATTGACTAGAACTTCTACTGTCGAAGCTTTCGGATTGCTTCGATATAAAATGGATAAAACTAAAGTGACTAGAATCGACAAAGTCGAGCTTGTGTCAAAAGATTGTAGTTTTGGATGATCTTCGCTTGAAATAAAACCTAATTGTTTACACACATGTAAAATCATGCTCGCAAATAAGGCCAAAGACATAGACTTAATTCCTAAAATTCGTCGTAAATTATCACATGCATTCCACTTAACCATTAAATCAGGATTTGAGTAAATTAAATAAAGACAATTCATTACTGATGCCCAATCAATCAATTTCCTAACGTCTTCAGAAAAGAATCCTTCAACAGCGTCCAAAAATTCTTGGAAATCGCCAAAACGCACGTCTACGGGAACTTTCCACTGTAAATTCGCAATGTCTCGGTTTGCATAAAATGTTTGTAATTGAGCAATCAGTTTCTCAGTTTTCACTGCATCCTGCTTTCTCTGCATAGCGTAAATCTTTTGTAGTTTGTTGTGCTGTTCAAATTTCGCATGTTGTCTAGCAAACTCAACATGACCTTTGTTTTGCAATATCAATGATCGATGCGAATTGTCATGTTTAATGGTTTTGCTGTTTCGCTTTGTGTCTTCTTTTATCGCGCTTTGCAATTGTGCTACCATCGGGAAAATATTACTCATTTTCATTTTCAATCCTGTGTTCAGATCAAAATAAAAAGATGATAACAACTTTTGCAATAAATTATAGCATGCGTTTAACTTAATCTTACTTTTACATAATCCTTTTCCAGTTGAGAAAATTTTAGC